CTTCTAGGACTACGCTTGCGCCTAGTTCTGAAAGTACTTCTGGTGTTGTTGTACCCCAAGTAGGGCCACCATTAGCAAGGGTATATGCACGAAACTCTGCTTCGTACATGACTTGACCTGATTGAGTTCTGATTTCCATGATTTTCCTTATGCAATAGCCAAATTGTTTCCGTAACTAAAACCAAACTTTTTATGACGCGCACGCCATTCAACAGTTGGCTTTTTTATACCCATAGCTTCAGCGGCAATTTTTGCCGTTGGAAAGAATCCTTGTGGGGTTGTAACGCCCATTGCTTTATAGTGATTTGCACCGCCAATCAACGCACTTATTTTAGCTTTTACCTCTGGTCTGTGCATTGGGTTTTTATCACCAACAGACCAAGGATGAGGTATGCCACGCATAGATTGAGATTTTTTTTGCCGTGTTTCATCGCTATCAAGTTTGCCAATATTTCCAGCCCTTACGTTTTCACGACCTGTGCCTATAAAAACATTTTCAACCTCATAAGGCCCAACATCACCAATTCGACACATACAAAACTTTTCTGCGCCACGACCACGTTGTTCTAGCTTTCCAGATTCAGTCCAAATAGCCATCCATTGTTCAAACGTCAGCATAAAAGATATGCCTCTAGTTCTAGCGTTTGATTTTTGAGCTTTGTACATTTTTAAAAATTTTGTTTGTTCGTCTTTGGAATACATGGCAACTCCTTGTTAAGTTATTGCCAAATATACCATATTACGCTATTGAAAGGTAGATGTAAGTCGCCCCATTTGTGTTGATAGCCGCCAAGATAGTCGCATTTAAAGCAAAGCCTGTTGATACTGTTGTTACAGAACCTAATGTTGCAACTTCTGCAGCCGCACTATTTGACAACAAATATGGGTCAGTCAGCGTTGTCATGCCACGGGCTGTGTCATAGACGTACCAATCACCAGTGCTGTCGGTACGCTTTACCATGACCCACCTCGCCCCACCTGTAAAGCCACAATTTATAGTTTGGGTAGTGCCGTTTCCTGTGTAACTGCCAACTTTACTTACACCAGCGCAAGTTGCAAATAGGTAGGCAACGTAAGTTGTACCAGAAGTAGAGGCGCTATATGCAGGGTTTCCGTAGTAATCAAATCTTACAGTTGTTGAACTTTGAGCGCCAACAGGCCCACTACCCACATAAGCAGTTGTAGTATTTAAATACAAAGCGTTACCAAAAGATGTTGATGAAGGATAAACAAGCCAATTTGTTGACCCTGCGCTTCTTGCTTTAACAATAACTAATTCGGGTACTACGCCAAGATTGTGCGTCTGAGTTGTGTTTGCCCCAGTACCCGTATAGCAAACCTCATCAAAGAATGATGGGGCGCGTCCAAACATCCAAAACATATTTGATTGACCACTACTATTTATAGGGCCAGCGGCAGTTGTTCCTACTCCAATACCATTTTGTCCAAATGATGTAATAACGTTTGAAACTGTTAATTCTGCGCTAGTAGAACTTCTAATCAACCAAGCATCAGTTCCACGTAATCTGTCCGCAGAAATAGGGTTGTTAGAACCTACGTTTCTAGAGTTTGCCCATAATAAGTCAGGAGGAAAGTTAGCACCTGTAACTTGACCTGCCGCACCAGTACCAGTATATGTAATTGGCGCAAACACCGTAGTCGCATCCGTAGGCACTTTCATCGGGCCTCTGCGTATGGCTATGTAGATGACAGTAGTTGGATTAGTGTAATAACCCGCATCAACAATAAACCCTGTTGCCGTTGGGTGATAAGGGTATCCCGCAACAGTTTCAGCGGCTGTAGTATTGGGTACTAATTGTGCGGTGTTTGAACCTGTACCAGCAGGCATCCCACGCATGACATCATACATTTCCCAACCAATGACCTGATTAGCGCCTTTTGCAATAATGAATTGTGGCTCGTAGCCTAAATTTACTTCTACTGCACTTCCACTGTAGGTAAAAGACCCACAGCTAATCACATTGTCTGTGCCAGTTAAGCCAAAGCCTCCTGCGTTGTGGGCGAATAGGTAGGCAACGTAGGTGCCGCCAGTTGCCGTTAAACCAAGAACATAACTAATATCAAAAGTTGTGCTTGTTGGATTCCAAAAAAATCCACTATCTTCAGCATCGGTTCTGTTTAAAAATAAATATTTATTTCCAGCCGAAGTTCCTCTATGATAAACAGCCCAATTTCCTCCCCCGCCATCTGTGCGTTTGACAATAATGCAACCAGGTACTGACCCTAAATTATGAGAAATTGTTGCATTAGAACCTGTACCCGTATAAGTCACAATATCAAAGAACTTAGGCGTTGCTACAAACTCCCAATCAACATACGTTGCACCGCTGTTGTTATAGTTTGTATCTGTGCCAATTGTGTAACCAGTAGAACTGAATGCAGTTAAACCATTTGTGTCTGTTGTTTGTGCGCCTGTGGTATCGCTAATCAATGCTTTAGTTGCGCCACGAACTGTGTCAGTTAATTTGTGGTCTGTAGCGGCTGAACGTGATTTTGTCCACACCAATGCCTTATTTGTAGATGCATCAAGTCCTGTAGTTACAGTAGCAGATGCACCCGTACCAGTTCTGAGCCAAGTTTGAAAATAATTTTCAATATACTTGACTTGAGCCGCTACGCCGCCTCCATAGGCATCCGTTGTTACATTGCCGCTTGTTTGATTTAATGGCATTGTAATTCCTTATGTTTGCATTTATCCATGTGCCACTTGGCTAAGTTACCACCACTTGCCCAAATTCCACAATGCACACATTGGTCTTTGCATTTAGGTTTTTTCATATTGATTGTGGTTGACTTCTTTACGCCAGTTGTACCCGCAATAATCGCTTGACGGCGTTGTTCAGTACATGGGTTGCTTCGACCTTTTAAAGATTCTCTAATGCGTTTTTTTTGTTCATCAGTCCAATCATGGCGTGTTTTTGCAATTGTTTCTGCACTTGCAACATAACCAGCACGACCATCGCCACCATCAGTTAAGTTTGTTAAGTCAATTCCAAACTCACGAATTTCAGAAATTAAAAAGCATTCAAGTTCTTTTGCTTGTTCATGGCTAATATTTTTCTCAACTTTGCAAACAATAATATCTAATCCAAGACTTTGAATTTTGCGAATCTTGTTTAATTTGTGTGTTGATGCAGTTGAATTTTTGGCTTCCCAAGCATGAAAATAACAACGTCTACCCACCCCTTTACCAACGTAAAAAGGCAACCCATTTCTAGGGTCTGTCAGCGTGTAAACGTATGCGTTATCCATTACTTGTACTGAGTTAAAGATGCCAAAACTGTGTATGTTGCGCTTGCTGTTTTAATCACAGCATAGCGATAAACATCAAGTCCAGAAGCATTACCAGCAGTAGGTGCGCCACCTATCCACTTAGGCGTTACAGATGTGCCATCAATAGTCACAGCGCTGTTGTAGTAAGCAGTAGAGCCTTGTGTAGTCACTAGCGCAAAAGTAACAGACTGACCCGTAGCCAATGCTGTGTTCATGCTAGTACCGCTAGAGAACGCTATGTTTAGTGTCCAGTTGTTAGCGGCACTTGTTGTGTAGTATTGAACTGAGCCAGACTGAACATAGAAATTGGTCGTAGATGATGGGGCGGCAGATACTACGTTGACTGTTTCAGCAGAGTCTAGTAAGACAGTAGCAAAGATGCTAGACAGACCATTAAATGTCTGTGTACCTGTAAATGTGTTGTTGGCTGATGCAGAAAAGCCAGAGGCAGGAGTTACCCAAGTTGGTGCGCCAGCCCCGTTTGTTTGTAATAGTTGACCGCTAGTGCCAACTGCCAACATTTGAGTAGTGCCAGAAGCAGATTGGTAAGGGATAGTTCCGTTAGAACCACCTGCCAAATTTGTTGTTGTAGTTGCTGTACTTGCGCTTGTTAAAATTGTGCCACTTGTTGATGGCAAAGTAAGCGTTGTAGTACCAGCCGCAGAAGGTGCTTGTAGAGTTATTGTTCCAGAAGCAGTACCAGCAATATCAATTGCATTAGGTTTTAGGGTTACTGTCGTTGCCATATTTTTCCTTTATGGTGTTCCATTTGCAACAATATTAGTTGCTGATGTAATAAGTCCTGTCGAATCCATTGATGCAATTGTAGTTGCCCCATACTTAAACAGCAACTTTCCACCAGATTCCACAATTGTATAGTTTGTTGTGGTAAGGGAACTTGCAACTGGGGTATCCCACGATGTATTTGTTCCATCAGTCTTTAAAAACTTACCAGAATTACCAGTTTGCGTAGGGAAAGATGTACCAGTCGTAGACATGGT